GGCTTCGGTGACGACCTTGGTGGTGGCGTTGACGGTGTTTCCGTTTTCTGTGGCGAAGTATTTGACTCCATCCACGCCCGCGTTGTGGTATGGGGCAGAGAGCAGACCGCGAGAAACCAGTTCCGGGGCTGTGCCGGAATCTGAAGTTCCATCGAAGGTTTGCATTGGGCAATACAGATCGAAAGCATCCCCCTGGGCAGTTACTCCAATAAAATTGATAATTCCGCTCGCACTTGCACTTACTACAGAAACTCTCACCCAAGTTCCTATCGGGAGCGATGATCCCGGGACAGTAATTGGAGATAATGTAGGGTACGTAAATAGGTCGCTAGACCCGCTAACTCGCTTGGCCCAAAAAGTGAGCCGGTAATACGAAGTAGCACTAACTGGATATGGATTTGGCGAGGCAACTCTATATACCCGTCCATTTGTTGTGGTCGGGGACTCCAACCTGATCGCATCTGTTCCACCAAACGGATCTGCAATATTTGGAGTAACTACTGCGCTTTGCTGTACAATCCAAGTAGTCAAATCCGAGTTCTGAATGTTGTGTACCCGCCGCGCATTCAGCCACCGCACCTCGTTCGTCAGGGCCGGGACATACACCCCATCCGGCTGCTCATGGTAAGCAGTCGAGGCCCGCGTGAAGGTCGCGGCGGGGTCGAGGGTCAGGGAGGAAATCAGGTCTTGGAAGAGGAACGAGCTACCACCAATACCTGTTAAGATATTTAACCAGACTCCAACATTTGGGCCGAGCATTACATCCATATTAATATAAACCGATCATGGTAGTAGCAGTAGTATCTGTATCAAATACACGCTTTACACGAACAGGTAAAACACTTCCAGTAACAACACCTACAAAAGTAACAGTCTGGCCTAATGATGTAGTAACTTTAATGTCTCCACCAACACCTACATAAATTGCAGTTGCGCCTATAGCCAAATCATTATCATCATCTGGAGTAATTGCAAAAGCACCGCCTTTTGGTGCTGATAAGGAATCTGCTTGATTAGTAGCCATTAATTATTACCCGTTTGTAATTCGTATTCATATTTATCAAATTCAGTCCCACACTCTGCTATTACAGTTGGTCTTTCTATTGTTTTAATCTCATACAAAGCTTCATCTTTATTAGCATATAAAACTGTACTTAAAACAAAGAGACTAAATAAAGCTAGTGTGTATTTCATAAATTAATTCTCATTATTACTTAGACAACAAAACTTAGAAAAAGTTCCCCAAACTGTCTTGTTGTGGTTGAATATTCTGGGGAGGACCGCTTGATGTTTCCATTTGTTGTTGCTTTTGATATTCTACAATATTGTAAAAAATATCAATTAACCCAGGAGATTCAGAAAGAGTAGCAGCAATATCCGCAGCATTCTTTAATGATGCACTATCCTTGTTAGATGCCTCAGCTCTTAGTTTATCGTTTTCAGCTTGAAGTTTTTCCATCTCTGCTTGCATAGCTAACTGCTGTTGCTCATTAGCTTCCCCACTCATCTCCTTAGCAATATCATCTCTGTCTGTAAGTGTGGTTAGTTTAACAATACGATGATCTGGAATATTAATTCCATACTTTCTCATCTCTAGTGCTTGTTTTAATTGTGCATCAAGGTACGTTACTTGCGTAGGCACATCTGAAATAACGATATCATATTTACCAAGAGTAGTATCGTTGAGAATCTCACTAACGATCTCTCCTGTTTCTGGGTCTACATCTTCTGTCTGCTGATTAATTGTAATTTCTTCTACTTCATCTTCTCCTTCATTTGTATATGAATCAGACAGAATCCTAAAGGTTCTCTCCTCAGTATAAAAGTTCTGGATAAGATTAAGAAGAATAGTCGCTACTAGATTTCTCGTATAAAAAAGATTATCAATAACCGAAGTAAGACCTACACCAGTTTGTGCCACTCTGCTCTGGATAGCCTGTCCAGAAACCTCATTCGTAGCCTCTCCACGGAATGATTCACTAACACCAAGTACTTGATCATGAAGGTCTCTGCTAGTATTAAATAAATCTTTTAATCCAGAAGGAATCTGATTAGGTTGAATCTTCTCTGGTTTAGTACTACCCCTCTTATACTCTACAACAAGACCAGTAGCAGCACCTTCTGCTTCTAGGTCTTCAACATCCATATTAATTAAAGAATTCTCTTCAACTAACCAACCACTATTGGCCGTAGTATTTACAATATGCAAGATTTGCGAATATACCTTATTCATCATCTCTTGGTTAGACACAAGATTATCTACTAACCCAAGTGTAATTCCGCGTCTAAAAATGGGGAAATAAGGCACGATGGTATAGTGGTCATAGGGAGACCAATCATCGTGCAAGACAACGTGTTCTGTGCTGATTGTATAACGAATTCTCTTGGTTACACGAGGTAAAATTTCCCTACCAGTAGCTTTTGCTTCCTTCTTTGCCTGTGGCTTAGTCATATAATCAGGAACAGGCACTAAACTAGAATCTTCCGGACTATAAAAATAATCTCTACGCACAACTTTAATGTGCTGCATTTCTAGGACACGCACATAAATCTCATCTTCACTCTGCTTATAATAATTATTGGTATAAAGCACATCTCCAAAGTGATTTCGAGGAGCACTTTCACCAGACTCTCCCCAATCTTGCTCTGAGTTTAATGCAGTCTCGTATACTCTTCTATACTTAGAAGGATACAAAGCTTTTAAATCTGATAAAGAAACCCATTTAGTTTCTATAACATAGTTCCATGACTTCGGATCATAACTTTTAGCATCTGGGTCTGGCATAATATCCAGTGGATCTTTAGCTTCAATCTTAATTCTACCATTAAGATCTTCTTCATAATCCATTCTAATATCAAAATAACCACGCTGCTGTACAATACCATCTTCAAATACTTGAGATTCAATCCAAGGGAATCTATTTTGATCTAATTCGTATAAAGCAATCTTAGTTAAGATCTCAGCCGTTTTCAAATCACCAGATTCTCGTGGCTGATAAGCAATATTCATCCTTGATTGTGTCTGATAACCAAGAATAGTACGAATAGAAGAGTTAATAAGATTTAATTCTAGAATAGGCTTACCGGCAGCTTCTAATTCTGCTACCACATCTTTATCTTCTTCCGTAGCAGTCCATTGTCTCCCACCACCTAAGTACATATTCTCTAAATACTTAGCTTGTTTGGAATATTTTTCATGTCCTCTTTGTAAGCCAGACTGATATTTGGCCCACATATTCTGAAGTAACATATATTCTTTGTTTGTTGCCATTATGCAGTCTTCCAAGAGTTAGAGCCAAAATTCTTTCTGATTGCTCGAAGCTTCTGGCTAAGTAAAGAGTTCTTTTTTGGTACTTGAGCGTCTACTGAAAGATATCTAAAAGCATCAGATGGGTGAGAAGCCCAATTATGAACTGGTCTTGGTGAAAACTCTTTCTTTCCTTCATCATAAATTCGTTGATAATTCTCTAAAGCCATAATTCCTGGCTCAGTATTCTCATCCTCATGAATAACACAACGAGGTAAGAAAGATCTTACAGCCTGAATACCATCTTCAAATCCAAGCTTTGGTCCTACATCACACTTTGAAGAACCAAACATTTTTTCTGCTACTTCAATTCGTGATCGACCAGTACCAAACTCAGTGTTTCTAATATCATGTGGAAACACATGTCTATTGTATGCATATTTAGCTCTGTTACCATTTAGTAACACAGATGCATAGTGGTCAATTCCAACAGAGAAAGCAGAGTAAAAATCAATAATTCTAGGTTGTAGGTCTACCCACTGTAAAAACCAAATAGCAGTAGAGTCTCCAACACCAATATCCCAATAAGTTGTAACAGGTAGATCAGGTATCCAAGGATAATTACCAATTCTACCTTGATCTCTCATATCATTAAGATAAGATAAGAAATAGTAGCCCTGAGCATTAGCATTATACGATACGTAATATTCCTGCTGTAAGAACTCTTCCGTGTTTCCTTCTCTTAACTCAGATTCATAATCTTGTTTGGTAAAGATTGGAACACCGTCTAACCTATAAGTCTCATCAATGGTTTTAACAGAAACAAACCAACGCTCATCTATATCCACAGTAGAGTGTACTAAGTCTTTTACATTCTGCTCTAAATGGAACATGTGGTTCTTACCATTTGGAGTAGAATTAATAGCTTCCCACCCTTTGTTAGCCCTAAGAATAGGATTCATAACCTTTCTTACAGTGGGATTTTGGTATGCAAACTCAGAGTAGATAATCCCAATTGGGTTAGCACCACGTCTTTTCTCAAACTTATCTGTTCCTTGAATCTTGATAATAGAACCATTAGATAATTCAACTTTCATATCTGAATTATTTGGCTCTTTTGCTCTAAGCTCTGGGGGAATATGATCTAGGAATCTAAACCCCTCATTATCCATACCTTCCCACAAAGCATCTCTTCCCTGTTTTAATTCAGGCCAGAAATAATAATAGCTGCCTTTTCTCTTAGCAGCCTCTCTTACCATCAGGTTCCAATATGATTTATCTTTACCAGCACGCCTATGCCATCTAGATAAGATATGTCGAACCCCTAAATCTCTGGCTTTAAAGATATCAATCTGATGATCATATGGAGTAAATTTATAGGGAATCGTTATAATACTCATGCGTGTCCAGAATAATCTATAATTTCAACACCGTCAATTCCATCAAAATCAGGCTCATCCTTAGCTTTATCTACTTCTTCTTTGTTCTTTTCGATCTCATCCTTAACATTGGCATAATTGATAACATTGTAAGTATAAGAGTTTTTAGTCTCTTCTTTCTTAGTAGTATTAGCCCACATACCAATATGCTTACCAAGCATCACTAGAATATTTACTTTAACATTTTTAGGGGTTTCAGAATCTCCGTATTCATTCCACAACTTATCAATGATAACAGCCTCATTATACATAGTAACATCTTTAAGCTGGTCATTGTGTTCTGCTAAAGCTTCTTGAAATCCCTTAGACCCATAAACTCTTCTAGCCTCCCTTTCTAATACATTAAATGTTTTAGCAAGAGAATAAATAGTACGAGTGTTTACGTATAGATCAAAAAACTCTTTCTGTTTAGGTGTTAATTTTTCGTATGCGCTCATTTCTTTTCTTCTCTTTTAAACATCGTGTACATAATCTTAAATGGAGTGGAAGAGTTGCTCTACATGAGCAAATACTAGAACCACAGGAAACACATTTTAATTCTTCTTTTTGGGTTTCCATCCTTTATTCCTCATAGTCCCATAAACAAAAGCCCCTAATTCTTCTCCTTTTAATCCTTTCTTTTTAGCAGCTTTCTTTAACGCTTGTTCCATTTTCTTAGGCATAATTATTTCTTACCAGCGTTTTTGTTTCTAGGAAAAGATCTATTAGAACTAGGGGAGGTTTTTCTTAAATTACTTTTAGAATTATTTTTAGGATTACCGTCTTTATGATCCACATCTAAACCATCTCCAAGAGAACCAGCTTTTCTAGCAGCAGCATTTCTCTTAGTTCTACGTTTAATTTGTGAAGGCTTCCCTTGATACCGATCATACTCTTGTCTATAATTTCTTTTATATCCTGGTGAACTTGGCATTACCATATATCTCCTTCTGGCCTAACATTATTTTTACTGACATAACCTTCAGTAACATTCTTAGCTACTTTCTCCACTGTTCTACCAGCAATATAACCACCCATACCAATCATTAACAAATCCCATAACTGATCTGGTATAGCAGAATAAATATCCACTAAGTCAATATCCACACCCATAATAGAAAACAAAGGTACAAGTATTCCATTAAAAGCAATAACACCCATTAAGAAGTACATCAGGTGTGGTCTCCAGTTTCTCTGAGCAGGAGACTCTCCCTTAATCTCCGCTACCACCACATCCCTAGCTACCTCTAATTCCTTGAGATCCATCTCATTTAACTTAACCATCATCTCCTTCTTAACATTAGCAGCAGTTACAGGATTAGGGATGGCATTGTCTACAACCTTAGAAAGTAAACTACCTAGTACTGGAATTAATACTTGTAACATTATCTTAATACTCCGCACAAGACCATAAGCGACTACTTACATCAGGAAAGGTAGCATAAGCTAAAGCCACCGCAGGTATAATAGCAACAGGACCACCAAAAGCAAGCATACCTAAGTTCCATCCAGCAGCAGCATATCCAGTAACACTCAAACCAGCTAAGTTACTAAAACAATCTTCAAAGTTTTGCTTCTTAACAACTTCATTAATAAGTAACTTACTTGGTAACAGAAGAGGTACTGGTATAGGATTTGCTTCAACTAAACCAGCAGCTAAACCAGCTCCCGTAGTCAACACATCCGCTAACTGACCTTTATCCGTAGTATTAAAATCAGGTGATGGAGTGGTAGTAAAACCAAACCATTCAATTTTAGTATCCGTATGATCTACAAACACCCAACCATTAAAACCAGGATTATGTGTATCATAAAATCTAGCTAATGTAGAACCCTCTGCCTTAACTCTTTTATCTAAAAATTTAAGGGATTTTCCTTGAAAATGCTTATCAAAAAGCTCTTGAGCGTCTTCGGAGATATCTACCCTAACCCCCTGCTCCCACAGATCAAATACATCTGCTTTAACCGGAGAAATCGTTAGTAATAGTACTAGGCTAATATTTTTCCAATTCATCTGCAAAGTTCTCCAGCTCTAGAATAATCTGATCCAACTTCTTTTTTAGATGTAAAGGAACTCTATTCGGTTCAGTAGAAATCTCTTCTCTATAAGGGGTAAGAAACAAACCTTTCTCCATCTTACGTCTGGTAACTAATCCATTTAGTTTTTTACCACCAGCATATACCCACCTATCAAACTCTTTCGCTGCTGCTTCGTACTTACCTTGATTTAATAATTTTTTAAGAGTCGATCTCTGTAAATTACCAGAACCCACATTATACACAAAAGATACTAATGCTGAAAACTGATTTGGATTTAAAGGAACAGTTACTTGAATATCTACGGCTTCTTCCGCATCTTCAAGATCTTTTCTTAACAAGGCTTCTGCTTCTTCTTTAGTCACAACCATACCAGATTTAGCAGTTTTAGTATGACCATAACCAATAGTCCAAATACCAACGGGATCTCTATACGCCTCTAGTCGTAAGCCTTCTCGCTCTTTTACAATATCTAAACCAGCTTGATTGATTTTCACTGTTTAAACTCCTAGTTTAAACCATTACAGATCATCTAGCATTTTCTTACGATTCTGGAGTAGCTGACGAATGTTTTTTCCTTTCTTTGGTTTCATGGTTTTACCATCATTTGTGTAATGTGGATTACCACTCTTAGCCTTAGCCTTAGCGGCTTTATACATAGCTTGTTTTTCAACTTCTGAATTTTTCATATAAGAACCCTCTTTGAAGGGAGTTTAGTTAAATTAACTTTATAAATCAATATATTTTATAAAATAATATTATTTATAAGCACAGATAATCCATAGTATCCTAGTTGAATATCTATATTATATATTACTATAATACTGTTACTGTGTAACATGTGGATCAACTAGATACAAACGCTGGTAGGAGGAGAATTATCGAGGAGCATTTTACTGGAGTGTGCCTTCACTCATCATTAATATTCAACTGAGGTGCCCTACTCACCGTTTCCTCAGTTGTGTTTCAATACTGAGTAACGATGGTTTCACTGTTACTTACTAGAGCCTCGTTTAAGCCAAGAAGAGCCTACCAGCCTCTTTCTTCCTTTTGACTATCCACCGGATTTAAGTGGCCTCATTTGTTTAATTTTGGTAAATTAAACTATAAGTTTAAAATACATTTTAAACAATATCCAAAAATTTCCTTGGATATATACTTAGACAACAGAATTTTAAAAAAGTTCCCTAAATGGGTATTAATTGAAAATTATGAAGTGTTGTTCGTGCAGGTGGTATCATATATATACGGCCCTCCGGTCACCTGGAGTCCCTTCCTGAACCACCCCCCATACCTTCAAGAATGGGGCTTCCCCAAATCCTTTTGATTTACACCATATACTTCATGTAATTCCTTGTGTGTGTGTTG